TAAACATCATGATGTAATATCACCACTCAATGTTAATTGTCGTTTTAAAGCTTCATAAGAGTTCTGGAATTTTTCACTATCTGGATTTTCTAATCCGAATTGTGCTTTGGCATACAAGGTAACAGCACGATTAACTAACTTTTCATAAGTACCTGACAGATTAGTTGCTCCACTGATTTGCAAATCAAGATAACAAGCATCTATAATGTCTTGTATTTCTTCGTCAAAATAACTGTTTGTGATACGTAAAGCTAATTTAACCTTATCTAGCATTAAGCATCACTCGTTTTCTTTGCTCGTTGTTTACGAGTAGAAGTCTTCTTCACTTCTTCTTTAGGATGTTCTTCAGCTTCTGTTGGTTCTTCTTTAACCTCTTGCTTTTTTAAATCCTTAATGTTTTCATTAGGTAAGATAAAATTGTGTGAAGCAAGATGAGTAATACGCTCTAAATCTTCACAAATAAAATAAGAGCGAGGAAGTAATAACTCCCCCGACTCATTATCTGCAAAGAGTTTGATTACTAAATGTTTCATTAGAATCTCTCTCCTTTGTTATTAAGGTTCTGGAATGATTGCTACCATTGCTGTTTCATCAGTTACAGCACCATCCATAATTGCATGTCCTAAGAATTGAGTAGTACGATTCTTAAGGTCTTTGTCAGTTTCTACAGATAAACCTTTGTTAGTGTTAACTGCATAGCCTTTAGCGGCATTAGCGATAACTACTACACCTTCTGGAACACCTCCATCAACTTTAACAACACGTCCAAACATACGACCGACACCACCAGATGTTACATCAGAAACGAATAGTGGGCGACCAACGCCATCAACGATATTTACAAGTTGAGTCCATAAAGTTTCATTGCTTACATAAATAGCCGCACCTGTTGCATGTGCAGATTTAACCTTTGCCATTGCAGAAGTCACATCTTTAAAAGTGATATCAGCACCTTTAGTGTATTTTACAGTTTGTTGTGCATCATTTAATACTTTAATGACACCTTCAAATTCACCATTAGCACGTACACCAGTGAATACCATTTCACCAACTAGTTTACCAATGCGGTCTACTAATTCTTGTTTTAGGTAAGTCATGAATGCCTCAATTGACATGTTCTCAATTTTGAATGATACTTCGATAAGTTTAGCAACTTCAACACCTGCTAAAGTAATTTTAACGAAATCATTTTCTTCTACTTCTGTTGCTTCTTTCTCTTTGTATGCTTTAGCATCACCAGATTTGATTGCTTTGTGTTTATTTAATGATACATTACCTTTAATTTGTAATTTACGAACATCGCCGAAGAATGGATATTGTTCACCAACCAAGCCGATGATTTCATTCATAGTTGTTGTAGGGATCTGTACTTGATTATCTTCTGCATAAGTAATATTTTGCATTTCTGTAGCTGATAATTCTTTGCCCATTACTGCTTTAGCAAAAGCGTTCTCCATTAGTTTTTCTTGAGATAATGTTGCACCTGTTTCAAATTTGTTCTCCATGATTGTTAAATCTTCCTTTACGATGGATTTATTTTCTAATACTACTGGCTCTTGTTCTTTAAGAGCGTTTAAATTTGCTAATTCCTTTTGAGCTGTATCAAACTTATTATCTAATGCTACGATTTCAGCTTGTTTAGCTGTGGATTCCTCGAACTTCCCTTCATTAATTAAACCTTCTGCTTCTGTTACTAATGTATTACGCATTTCTTTGTATTCTTCTAATTTCATAGATTATTTAATCTCCTTTAAGTTTAATAGATTTAATTGAGCCAAGTGCTTCGCTTTTTCATTTAGTATCTCTCGTTGTTTCTTTTCATTCTTCATTGCTGTGAATTTATTGATTGCTTGTTGTGGCAATATACCATCATTCATAGATGCAACTAGACTTAATGGATTAACTGACTGTGTTTCTGTGAACATCATCTTATCAGCGAACCCTAATTGAATAGCTGTATCAGCATTCAACCAAGTTTCCTTATCCATCATTGCAAGAATTTCTTCTTTAGCGATAGTAGTTTTAAGTACATAGGCGTTTGCTAATGCTTCATTTGCTGATTTAAGAATCTCTGCCGCATTCGTCATTGAATGATGATCTCCTTGATTTCCCATCGTGACATTATGTATCATAATTTGAGCTACTGGTGAAATTTCAACAATATCACCTGCCATTGTAATGATAGAAGCTGATGAACCTGCAATAGATTGAACCTTAACTGTTACTTTTCCTGTATATGACTTTAGAGCTGTATAAATTTCTGCTCCTGCCATAACTGAACCGCCACCACTATTTACTAGAACCTCCACATCTTCACCTGTTAAATGTTCTAAAACATCTTCAGGACAGGTTGATTCCATTTCGTACCAATCATATACTTCTTTCATATCATTACTTACAATAGCGCCTTTAATATGAATCTGTTTCAAGATTATTTCTCCCCTCCTTTCGTGGACTTAGAATTCGTGCCATTATTTGGTTGAGTAGTTTATACTTCTGTTCTTTCTCCTTCTGCTGTGCCTGTATCTTTACGTAATAAATACTCATCACCATGCGGAACAGGTGACATGTTTAAAATCTCACGTAATTCATTAGGATTCATCACTGCTCTATCGACTAATCCTACGAGAGCAAGTTTAGTACTCATAGAAGCAAATGCTAAGTTAGCACCCTCAAAGATAATCCAATTTCCGAATGCTCGTTCTTTTCGTGTAAATAACTTGCGTGAGAACTCATTAGACAATTGAATTAATAAAGGTTCGATACTAGATTCATAAAACGCAATCCATTCATTCTCATTGTAGGAGGCATTAATGATCTTCTCATTCACACCGAAGTAATTGTAAACACGCCTAGCATTCTCTTTCTGTAATTCTTTATCTGGCATGATAGATTGGTTTGTTACTTGCTTGGCTTCTGACTTATTATCAACACCTGCAACACCACCTACACCATTTTCAATATCTAAGAATGATTGACGGAAATTTTCAACATTTTCTTTTAAATCTTCTGGACGCATGTTTGCGTTGAACGCTAATAACCATTGAATAATATTACTATTCTTAATTGCTTTCATTACACCTTTATCAACAGTTGTAACAACTTCCATTAAGCCTGCTAATGCTTCATAGTTTGAATCACCAAATATTTCACTTTCATTAAAGTCTTGACGTAAATGAATTACATCTTTATAATTAAAGGTAACAATTTGACCATTTTTCTTTAATATAAACTGTAAGAATAGTTCATTTCTTTTATTAATCATTGCTTGTACACTTGTGGCAATAATAGGATATAATCCAATTGGATAACCCATATCATCACGGTCAATATAGATGTACGCATTGTTATTCAATTCTAATTGTGTAATAGTCTTTTCTAGCATTTGTTGCATAGACATTAATGTATTTGGTTCTTGTAATAAAAGCTTCATATATGGTTCTGGATTTACTTTATCAACACGTATATGTTTAGCTACAGCTTTACCTATTGCTTTAGATTTAGCACGAATTACAGCTCGTATAATATCATTTTGATAGATGTTCCCATTCCATGCGTAATATGATTCATTTTCTGCATTGGTAAACATTTTCACAACTCGACTTTTAGTCATAGTATCTTGATTTGACTGTTTGTCTCTGTTCCAATTAAATAACTTCAATTTTTCACCCCTTTCCTAGCTTAAATCATAGCTTCATATTCATGTTTGTTTTCTAGCATTACAGCAAATGCATCTAATATGGAAACTGTACCATCAATACGTTTCTTTGAGTTACTACCCTTTACAGGACGTATGTTTTCATTGTCGTCTATCTTCGCTACAGTGTTCATTAAACACCATTGTGTTATAGGATTATTGTTATAGTTAACTTTCTTGCTTTTTAACATTGCACCTAAAGTTTTCATAGGCATAGAAAATGTCTTTGCTCCTTGTGCAACATCTTTCATCGCATGTTCTCCAAAATTATCTTTCATTTCTTTAACCCAGTATCCTGCTTGCCATCTATCATATCCAACCATATACAAATAGACACCATATTTACGTTGTAATTCTAAAAACCATGCGGTTACATCTTCATAATTTACGATATTTCCTTTGCATAATCTTAAATAACCTTTTTCAGCCCAAATATCATATGGCACGTCATCTGATCTAATATGTTCTTCTAATGTATCTTCTGGCATCCAATACATAGTTTCTACATATAATGTGTCATCATTTGGTAATTTAAATATAATAGATGCTGAAGTTAAATCTCCAATGTTACTTAAGTCACCACCACCAATTGCATAACGTGGTTTAAGCTCAGCGATATTAAATGTAGCTTCATTATGTATTTCTTGATAATTAAGCCATGTGACTTCACCATTATGTCGGATATTGAAATCCTTTGTTAATAAGTTAGGCATATTCACAGAATCTTCTATAGCTTTGTTGTAATTTTTTCTGATAAAACTCAAACTTTTAACTGTCCCTAACGTTGGATTAGCTTTATACCACATCGATTCATCATGTATCTCTTCTGCGTCATCTAGTTCATAGATAATCGGAAGTACTGTATTATCTGTATAATTTCCCGTGTCATAACCTCTAATGATTGATTCACATTCCTTATACTTGATATCATAAATACCTTCTCGAACATATCCCGCAGTAGACATAATAAAGTTTAATGGTTGCTTACGTGTAGACATGGAATCAACAATAACATCATATAAGTTTTTATCTGTCCATGCATGAATTTCATCCATAAAAGATCCATGAAGATTCAGACCATCTAAACTATTACTGTCACTTGCTACTGGTTTGTAATCAGATTCAGACGCTTCATGCTTGACCATATTAACACGACACTTAATGCGTCTATATAGAGTAGGAGATTTTTTAATCATCTTAACTGATTCATCCCATACTCGCTTTGCTTGATCACGTTTTGTAGCTACGGCAACAACTTCTGAACCATTTTCCCCATCAGCAATTAACAAGTACAATGCTATTGCAGAACCTAATGTCGATTTACCTGCCTTACGAGGAATTATCAATACAAGTTCTTGTATCATTCGATAACCTGTTTCTTTATCTACCATTCCGAATGTAGCTGCTATTAATGCTTTCTGCCATAACTCTAATACTATTTTCTTTCTCGCCCATTCACCTTTTGAATGCTTACAAAAGTTCTCTACAAATTCAATTGCCTTATTTGCTTTAGATGCGTCGTATTTAAATTCACATTCTGGATCATTTATCTTACGTACTAATTCTTGATATACTCGTTCAACTTTCTTACTAACTAGTATTTCACCAGATTTAATTTTGTTGTAATATTCAATAACTGGATTGTAATCTAATGGGTATCTAATTAATTCTACCTTTTGTGATTTTTTAGCCACTATTGATCACCTTTATTCCACTCGTCAAACCCATCATCTAATAAATTCTTATTACCTACAATGTCTAGTGTATCTGCAATTTGTTTCATTAGTGATTTGTAATCTTTGACTGAACTCTGATGTAATGTTGCTTCTGCTCTAATATTATTAAATGGAGGCACTTGAGGCGATTGTTCAA